ATGGCAACCAAGCGACGCCGGGGCGACTCCTGGCAGTACACGATCAAACGGGCGGGCCTGCTGCCTCAGCCTGTGTATCTGAGCTTCGCGTCGGAGGCTGAGGGCGACGAATACGTCAGGCGCCTGGAGGCGATTCTCGACCGAGGCATCGTGCCAGAGGAGTTGGCCAACACCAAGGCGGCGGCAAAGGATCTGCGCAGCCAGGTGAGCGAGTATCGCGGCGCGCAGCACATCTCTGTGGATGATGAGCAGCTGCTGCCGGTCCTGCTGTCGCGGTTGCCCATCGGCATCACCCTTCCGCAGCTCACCTTTACCTGGGCGACCGAATGGGTCACCACGATGAAGCGCGAGCAGAACCTCGCGCCTTCGACTATCCGGCATTACGTGGGGGCGTTGTCGCGGGCTCTCGACTGGCTGGCCGCTCACGGCGCGCTGCCGATGAATCCGTTGCGCCTTCTGCCGCGCGGCTATTCGACGTACACGCCCGACGACAAGGTGGCTGTGGCAAAAATCGAAGGGCATGCAAAGGCCGATCAGGAGCGCGATCGCCGTCTTGAAGATGGCGAGGAAGCTCGCATCCGCGAGATCCTGGCTGGTGCGAAGCCGGAAGGCCGCCAACGGGCGCTGGACCTTCCACAGCGGGATGCGCTGGTGCTGATGTTCGATATGGCGCTGGAGACAGCCATGCGCATGCGGGAGATCTACACGCTGGAGCACAGCCAGATAGACGTTGCGCGCCGCACGATCTTCCTGGACAAGACAAAGAACGGGAGCAAGCGCCAGGTGCCGATGACGTCGGTGCTGCTAGCCAAGCTCGCGGCGTACCAGGGTGACTTCGGCGGGCGGTTGTTTCCCTTCTGGGAGGGCGAGCGAAGTCCGCTGGCCCTGCGCCGTGTGTCGAGCAAGCTCTCGCGCCAGTTCGAGCGCATCTTCGTTGCGGCGGGCTGCGCGGATCTCGGCTTCCACGATCTTCGTCACGAAGCGACCAGTCGCCTCTATGAGAAGACCACCCTGACGGACATCAAGATCGCGAGCATCACCGGGCATCGCGATCCGCGGCAGTTGAAACGGTACGCAAACCTGCGCGCCTCGGACCTGGCCGATCAGCTCTGGTGATCGGCCTGCTCGTACGCGCGCAGGTCAGGCGGGCTGATGCGGCGTGCCTTACCCTTGCGTTTAGTTGTAGCGCCCAAGGGAGCGTTTGCAGCGGGCCGGTTGCCGATTGCTGACTTCTTGCGCTCCGCAGCCTGTCTACGCCCTTCCGAGCGCAGGAAGTCGATCAGATCCTCGCGGAGCATTACCGTGTGCTTTTGATTCAGGCGCACGGCTGGCACATCGCCCTTGTCCACCAGGTCTTTCATGGCTTCCAGGCCAAGCCGCATCAATTTGGCCGCGTCTTCAAGTCCCAACGTATCAGTGATTTCTTCAATGGGACGGCCGGAGTTTCGGTCGATCGAAGAATTTCTCATTTGGCTACTGACCCGTGGCAGAATTCAGGCCAGAAATCAGGGGGATTCATTAAATGAGCTTTTTCGACGGGATAAGTGAGTGCTGGTGGCTCAGCGAGGCATGTGTAGTGAACTGGGATGCTTGGGCCAGTATCGGTACTGTAGCGGGTGTTATCACTGCGCTCTCGGTACCTGCAATCAAGCGGTTCTTTGCTAGCCGCCGAGTAAGTGCGATCTTTGCAGCCGCTCACGTCACTGAGCTTGAGGCGGCGGAGACTGCAGTTAGGGATTTTAGGGTTGCGTACTCTCTTGCACCGCCACCTGCAGGAACGGCCGATAGTCGTATTGCGCTGAAGAATGACCTTGAATTCACTAAGGCCGCAGATGCGCTCGTGGGAGCACTGGCCTCGACATGCGCTATCGAAGTGGATCTGAGCAAATTTCCGGACGTTGGGACCGTGCTCGCTGCAGACGTTTCCCGCTCTGTCTATTTTGCTAAGTACATATCGACGTTGGCGCGTATGCTTAATTTTGATCGGAGCGACGTTGAAGGCGGCGATTGGGTTAAGTTCTGCGACGCTTTTCATCAAAATCTGGACAATGGACATGCTGTGCTGAGCCACGCGACTAAGAGTTGCGTGGTCGCTGTTACACGAATGTCCATTCTTAACCGAATCCGTTAGGTAGCCGGTCATGCAGCCACCGTAGTTGCGACGGGTACACGGTCCAGATTCGCCTCAGCCAAAGCTCGCAACGGCGGTGGGCTGACGCTATTGCCGCACATGCGCACCTGGGCCGTGGTCTTCAGTACGGTGCCGTCGGCGATGCGGTTGATGATGTAGGTCACCGGGAAGCCCTGCGCGCGGAACAGCTCATGCGGCTTGAGCATGCGCAGGCCGATATCCACGATGACGTAGGGCGTGCCCTTGATGACCACGGTGACCAGCGCCAAGCGATCCTTGGTAGTCACCGTGTCCACTGGGTCGTGCAGATCCACGGCGATGCCGCTGCCGTAGTACTTAACCAGAAACGCTGCCACGCGCAGGGCGCCTGCCTCTTGCTCAGGTGAAAGGTGCGCCAGCTCCGCCTCCGCAACGGCATGCCCGCCGTTGCCACTGGCAGTGACGGTGCCGACCGGCGAGCGAGCATCCTTGCTGCCAGTTCCCCAGCGTTGGACGCCGCCCGTTCGACCTTCGCCGTGTGCGGCCTGGACCATGAAGGCACTGGATACCGCGTGGTGTTCCGCCTGAGCGGCTACTGTGGTGAGCAGCGTGCGCGTATCGGCGCCGACCATGTTCCTACGCAGGGTCACCAGCGAGGCAGCGGCTACGCCGAGGGCGTGCGCGGCACCGGCCGGGCGCGCGGCACCAGCACCAGAAGTGATCGTCGGCACCGGCTCGGTGGCGGCCGTGCCGATGCTGTCGCCCCGGAACTTCACCAGGTGCGGCGCGGCCACAGCGTGCTTCACACCGCCCGCGACAATCGTGCCCAGCGGCCGCTGCAGGTCCAGCGCACGCGGGGCCTGGCCCTCGCGCTCGCCGTAGCCGGTCTGGACAAGCGTCGGGGACACCACGGAGAAGTGGCCGCCCTTCACCCCGGCGCAGACGGTAGGAAGTGGCTCGTCCGCTGCCATCGTCCGCTGACGGCTTGCGTTGGCATGCTCGGTGAGGAGCGGCGCCAGCTCGGGCGCCACCAGCATCAGCTCGCCGCGATTGGCGGCGGTGATGGTGCGCATGGGGTCGCGCACGCTATGCACGCGATCGCCGCCCTGGTGCGTTGCAGGGACGATGAAGGGATCGGCCGAGTTGATGACGTGCCGCATGACGCCCTTGGCGATGCGGCACATGGTGGCGTCGGCCAGCGGCCGGTCCCGAGTAAAGATGGACGGGCAGGGAATCGAGAAGTCCAGGCAATCAGCAGCAGTCACGCGCGGCTTCTGTCCCGGGGCTGTGCCATGGGTCGGCTCAGGCCACACGATGGGCTGGCCATCGCGGCGGCCGAGCAGGAACAGGCGTTCGCGGCTGGTGCCGGCGCCGTAATCGCTGGCCACCAGCCTGCGCCACTCCACCGCGTAGCCCAGCGCCCGCAGTGCTGCGACGAACTGCCGCCAAGTGCGGCCGCTGTAGCGCTTATGGGGGACAAGAGCCTGGCGCTCGACGGGTACCCGCTCGCCCTTGTCGGCGACTCGGTTGACCATGACCGGCTTGCCACGCCGGAACAGCGGCTTTCCCGACTCCGGATGCACGGCCTGGACCAAGTCTAGGGTGATCACCCGGCCGGTCCTGGAGCAGCGCTTTGCCACCAGCGGACCCCAGGTCAGGATCTGCCACACGTTCTCCATGGAGATGATGCGCGGCGCGGTGTTGGTCCCGTGCAGCCGATCAGCACGCAGCAGCTGGCCAACCCACTTCAGCACCACCCACGACAATGCGCGGGTCTTGCGGCTGCGCGGCTGGCCGCCCTTGGCCTGGCTGAAGTGCGTGCAGTCCGGCGAGGCATGGAACCAGCCGATGGGCCGGCCGGCCACGTCCACGCGTGGGTCTGCGTGCCAGATATCCTCGCGGTGGTGCTGGGTCAGGGGGTGGTTGGCGGCGTGCATGCCGATGGCCAGCTCGTCGTGGTTGTAGGCCAGGGCGGGATCGATACCGATGGCCTGCTTAAGCCCTTCCGATGCGCCGCCACCGCCGGCGAACAGATCCACGACGATCTCACCGGGGCGCAGGCGGGAGACCTGTGGCGGCGGGAAGTTGAAGGAGCAAGAACCGTCAGCCATGTGCTGCCTCCCAGGCGATCATCGCCTCGGCAGCAAGCGGTCGCACGAACCATGCGGCTGGGCCATCTTCGGTGTCACCCAGCCACACCAGGCGCCAATCTGCGCCGGGGCCAATGGGCTGCCACGCGCGCATCTCGTCCCAGTAACGATGGTCGCCGCTCTCCACGGCTTCTTCGGTGAAGTCGCCAAATGTCATCTGCAGGTCGAATCCCTGCGCGAGGAACAACGGCCGCAACGACACCTCGCGACCGTCAGCCCACGCCGGCACGTCCGGATGGCACGGGATCTCGCCGTCGGCATTGCGCGCTGGGAGGCGACTCGGGTGGTACAGGCCGCGCCACGGGTCGGCAGGGTCGATGACAGTGCGGCTCTGATTCCTGACCAGCTCCAGCAGTTCGTCGGCCTGCGCCAGCCGGGCGCGGGTCGTACCGCAGAGCGGCGTGTCGCCATCCTGCATGCTGCTGCGCAGGGTGGCGCGATAGGCGGTGACGGCGGTTTCGAATACGCGCAGATCCTGCAAGCGCGGCAGGCGGTGGTGCAGATCCCGCAGCGCGGTCTGGGCTTGGCCGAGGGTGATGGCCTTTGCCTGGTTGGGCAGCCACACAGCCTCGACAGCGATCGCGCTGATCGTTTCGAATGCGTCGCGCAGAACGGGGCAGTTCGTGGGGAGAGTGGCAAGTTTCTCGGTCATCGGCGGGCCTGCTCGAATTGGGTGTCGGTGTTGACGAACGCGCCAGCGAGCGGCGCTGCCTGGTACGCCTGCTCGGCGCCAGCGGGGCGAAGGGGGAAGGGCGCGGCGTGGCGGTAGCGGCGGTTGGGGTCCGATGCGAACTTGCCGCCTTCGATGCGGATCACCTGGTACTCAGGGAACGCCTCATCGGGCAGCGCTTCGCGTGCCTCCTCCATCAGCGCGACAAAGCGCGCCTGCCATTCGACCGGCATCGACTGAAGGGTGCGTCGCGGCACCACGTGATAGGCGGCGCGACTGAGGCCGAAGGCATGCCATACCGGGCCATCGGAATAGGTGCTGCCGGGCCTGCCGGGCTCGATCACGGTAGCTGCATGCGATTCGCTGCTCATGAGGGCCTCAGTCGATTTCATGGACTGCCATGCGCTCTGCATAGCTGCCGTGGTTGGCGGCGTGACGGCTCATGAGCGGGCGAAGTGGGGTGTGCCCTAGCACCTCGATGTGCCCGCCCGCTGCGAGGAATGCGTCCAGGTCGTCGGCCAGCTGCTGCCGGTCGAGTTCCCGGTGTCGGATCGTGGTCGCGGCGTCACTGACCCCTGTAAGCGGACCAGGCGTGCAGGTCGACTGCACCCGGACAGGTGCCGCGCGCAGCGGGGCGATCGCATGTTGCGTGTGGCTGGAGAGGCGCCAGATTCCACGCACGCCGGAGCGGTGGCAGATGGCTTGGCCGCTGCGCGCCAGCCCCTTTAGCGTGTAGCCGATGGCCTGGTGGGTGCCGTTGATGCGGCCAGCGGTCTTGATCTGCTCGACCGTGGCGCCTTGCGGGAACATGGACAGGACCCTGCGCACTTCGGCAGCGCGGCCGGTCTGCTGTGGACGGGCGCTCATGCGCGGGCCCCTGCAATCAGTTCGCGCATGGCCCAGCCGTGGTGCATCACCTTGGATGAGCTGTCGGCGACAGCATCGGGGTTCTCGGTCAGGACCAGCGTGTTATCCAGCGGATAGCTGCTGTGCCCATCCCAGTCTTCAATCACGGCCTGCAGGCCGAAGTGTTCGCGCAGCTCCTGCGCGTTGGCGTTTTTGCCGCACAGGTGCGGCCCATAGATCACAACAGAACGGCTCATGCGGGGATTCCTCGCGTGCGGCGCGTAGCGCGGTTGATGGGGGAGATCGACCGAACGCGCACGCCTTGGCGGTCGAGCCAGCGGTGCGCGGCCTGTGCGGCAAGTCGATTGAGGGAAAACGTGACGCCGCCGAGGGTGAGCGAGTGGTGCGATACCCCCACGTTCCGGCTGGCGCTGGCGGCGACCTTCAGGAGCGACTCGCGCGGCGCGGCGGTGTAGAGGCCGGCCCATAGCCAGCCCTGGCACACCATCAGCACGAGCGACTCGCCCTGATGGCCGGTGGCGAACTGCTGCTCCACTGGCAGGATGGGCTGCACGCTCATGCCGTCAGCGCCAGGTCGCGTGCCTTGGCGATCTCGGCCTCTGCGGCGGCGAGGCCGATAGCGGTCAAGGTTGCCTTGCGCGGCAGCTGCGGGTCGTCGTACCGGATCAGCACGCGCTCATCCAGCCAGTTCATGACGCGGCGCGTGAACAGCTTCTCGGGTCGGTTGCGGGGCGCAAACCCGTTGGCGGTACGGTGGAGCGTGTGGTCGGAAGCGCCATGCGCTGCGAGCAACGCGGCTTTTTCCTTCGGCTTCAGTGGAGCGGCCATGGGCAGTTCTCCTGGTCAGGCGGCGATGGGCGTGGAAGAGGAAGCGGCAGCGATCTCGGCCAGGACGTCGCCGCGATGTCGGGCGAGCAGGGAGATCGGGATGCGCAGGTGAGCAAGGCTCGGATCGGTCCAGCGCAGCTCGGCCAACGCGGCCTTTTCCATTGGTACCGGCCGGGTGGCGAGGCCACACCGATGGCACTCGATGTGCAGCAGCGGCGGGCAGGGGGTGCCGAGGCGATGGCCTGTCGGGGCGCCTTCGGTCACGACGATTTGCGGTCGATGACCGGGCCAGCACAGCGGCACTGAGTCGGGGAGCGGGCGAGCGGTTTGGCGCATGGTCAGCCCCTCACCGAACTGCTGGTCGCCCAGCGGGCCTTGGCCGCATTGCGGTCGGCGTGGGCGCCGTGGATCTCGGCGATGCGCAGCGGCACGACAACGGCAGCCAGAAGCGCAACTGCCAGCCAGGTGATGCGGAGGCGGCGGCTCATTGCGTTGCTCCGTCGGTGCTGGACTGAGAAGATGCGAGGAGCAGGCGGTTCAACAGGTTGAGCCACTTGTTGAGGCTCTCGGCTTCCTTCTCGGGCACCCAGAAAATGGTGCTCTCCGCTTTAAGCAGTAGACGGCCGCGGTTGTCCCTCCGAATGCCCATCAGGCGGTCCGGTAGAAGGGTGAGCTGGGTCAATGTGGCGCCGTCAACGCCGCGCGCCTTCTGGCGGGCGGTCGCATTGCGGCGGAGGACCAGCGCGAACTGACGCTCGCCCTGGTCATATGTGATCGTCAGGGTGCACGAGCCGGTCATGTGTACTTCGTGTACCTGTTCCCGTTCGCCCACAAATGCGCAGCGCGTCATGCCCGCACCTCCGCAGACATGTCCCGTGAGCAGGCTTCCAGGCGGAGGCTGGCGACGCCCATGCGCCGGGAGCGGCGCAGCTGGTTGCGGCTGTGTTCGCCCTTGCTGCGAACCCACAGGGTTCGGGCGGTGCTGTGATCGCGTGATGCCACTGCCCGCAGGGCCTTCACGGCCAACAACGGCAGCAGGCAGGGGCTTGGATCGGCGTAGCGATGAGACATGGCGCGCTCCTGTTCGAAGGAGGGCGCCGGCGGGTCAGGGGCCGAGGGGGCGGCTGCTACCGGCCAGGGGGAGAGGCCAGTGGTGTGGCGACCCGCCGGTCGCCCGCCAGCTCCACAGCTGGCAGGGCGGACTCTACAAACAAACTTGCGCGCTCGTCAACAAGAAAACTTGCGTCTGGGCGATTGGAGTGGACTTTTGCCGGCCAGGAGGCTGTCCTCGCCGCAGCTGAATGCGCCCTCGAATGCTAACCTTCAGGCCTTCTATGGAGGGAGGGGAGCTGTATGGAAGTCTTCTTCAGCACACTGGGCGCTCTGGGCGTCTGGCTGGTTGCCTTAGCCGTGCTGGCATTGGTGGTTATGGGGTTGCTCATGCCTTTTGCCGTGTTCGGCATCAAGCCGCTACTGCGGGTGCTTATCGAGGAGCAACGCAGGAACAATCGGCTGCTGGCTAGGCAGGGGTTGAGGGACCAAGGAATTGAGGCAGGGGACGTGGCAGGCGTGGCCACGTCCAAAGATGACCGTGAGCCGCAAACGCTACAGGACTTCATCCGGGAACGTGGCGGGCATAGTCCGTAACCGTCCTCGTCAAGGGTTCGGCAGCACTTCAGCCATGTTCTTGATGAGCCCAGTATGCTCAAGCGGGAAGCCTTCCATGATGGCTTCCCTTGCTTCTTCCATCTCGCAGAGCAACGCACGAAGCTCTTGCGCTGAAAGGTCGGTTAGGCGTGGCCTCAGGACTAGATGCTGGTCGACTAGCCAGCTCAGCTGGAAGGCTTCACATAGCAGGCGAATCCTGCGGATGTACGCGAAGGCGATCGCGTCATTTGACGCTGTCGCGTGGCACTGTCGTGGGCACCTTGCGTCGGGCGGCCGTGCCTGCTGCCGAACTTTGCTAGCGAGTGCCTGCGCGAGAGCTTCCAGTGCTGCCGCTTCCTTCATGATCAACCCCCTTTGAAATCTGGCGCTTCCGCAGGTGTGCGGTGAAGTCGACCACGTTGTCTGGCGTAACTGCCTTCTCCTGACGGGCGGCCAGGTAGTTGTGAGCCAAGATGACAATCGAGGCGTCGTTCGCGTCTTCTGGATCGAATGAAGACCCGAGCGCAAGGCAGGCTAGGCGGACAAGTTGGTACGACGCGGCAAGCGTAGGGGCGTCGAGTTGCACTGGTTGAGATTGTGCAGAACGGGGTGCTGAGAGGGCACAGAGCGGCTCGCCCTTGTCCCAAGTCAGGAACTGCTCAACAGACATGCCGAACGCGCGTGCCAGCTCCGGGATGTACCTGGGGCGGCGGGTTGGAGTGTCCAGCAACTGCTGGATGTGCTGGTACTTCACGTTGGGTGCGCCCGCCGCGCGGACACGGGCTGCAAGAGCCTCCACGCCAAGTCCGTGGGCCTCCATAAGGCCCCGTGTGATTTCACCTATCAACATGCAAGCAATCTTGCACTGTTGATTCGCAAGAAAGGTTGCGCTAATTTACCGCAAGAATTCTTGTGAACGGGCATTCCATGACCCCTCTGCAACGGGCTATCGCGATCTGTGGCACCCAAAGTGAGCTGGCGCGTCGGGTTACCGGCAAGCCCGCCACGGGCTATGTCTATCACTGGCGCAAGAACGGTGTGACTGAGGAGGTGGCGATTGCCATTGAGCGGGCCGTTGCGTCGGCGATGGCCGAGAACCAGGACGCTGCGCTGCGCGCCGATACCCTCGGGGGAAGAGTGACCGCCGATGAACTGATCCCGGGTGTCCGCTGGGAGCGTGATGTTGACGGCGCGATCGTGGGCTACTTCAAGAGAGTCGTCGGATCGGCGGGGGTTGTTAATGCCAGCCCGTGATCCTGCCCTAACCGTCGCCATAGCCCGCTTCGGTTGGGTTCGCGGGCACAAGCACTACCGCCTGCGCCTCATTCGGCAGCAGCTCCGCAAGGGCGGGGTGGTTTTGATGCTTCTGGCGATGATTCTCCTTCTGGTGGTCGGAGTGCAAGGGCGCCCACAAGACCGCAACAACACCGCCTGTCCCGGTGCGAACGTCAAAGGATCGAATGGCCTGAAAGCGCATGCGCCGAGGGAAGCTGATGATCTCTGGCATAGCCGGAATTTTGAGGGCTGCACCGGCCGGCATGGAACGATGAAATGCTCGGCATTTCAGGGGGAGGGCGCATGACTTGCCTTCGCTCTGATCTGCATTGGCGGGACGCCCTAAACAATGCAGTTTCCTGCGCACCAGGTGGTGTGCAAGACGCTGCTGCACACGTGAGCAAGCGTCGCGGAAAGTCCATTACTACAGAGACGCTGCGGAAAAAGCTGCGCGGAATCGAGGGCGAATCTGTCTCCATGGAGATGGCCGAGATCCTCACCGAGTACCTACAGCGATTCGTGGGCACGCAGGCAATGGCAACCGACTGGGTGTGCTCATTGGCTGGACAGTTCGGCTTGATGGTGGATTACGTGCCAGCGCCACCTGTCGGCGGTTGGCCTGACGAGCTGGCGGCGATCCAGAGCAAGCTCCTCGAACTGCACAAACTGACAGGCCAACTGGCTGGGGCGGGCATTGATGCACTGGCCGACCAACGGCTGAGCATTCCAGAGGCTGATCGCATCCAGGACCTGTCCCGCGAAGTGCGGACGCTCTGTTTCAGGCTGGAGCGGAATGCGTGCCGCGCTGCTGGTCAGCAGGGTGCTGAGGACTGACGTGTCAACTCACCGCGCCCGTCGATCCAGGTATCGAAGGCGTGGCCCGGCCAGCGCTTCTGCGCGGCAAGCGATGGAGCTGGCGGCACTTGCGTTGACCGATGCGGTGCCGGGATTAGTAGGCGATGAAGCACTGGCAGAACGCGAGCGCATCCGCCAAGAAACCGAACGTAGAGATAGCGCCCAGCGCCAGCTCGATGAAGGAGGTATCCGTTGGGTGTGAATCGATGTCTGCACCAAGCCTTGCTGATTGCACGTCAGCCGCGGCCCGAGTGGCGCGCACAGATCGAGCAGATCGCAGAAACCTGCCAAGCGCCGGGCGTGTGCACAGGTGGCGTGGGCTGCCGGCAGCGAATCGCCGAGTACCTGCGGGTGCAATGGCTGATGATCGAACGCCGCGAATCGCAGGGCGGGAGGCGTCGCTGATGGCGAACAGTTGCGTAGACACCGATGCAATACGCAAGTCGGCAAACATCGCCGATGTCATCGGCCGTTACGTCAAGCTCAGGCCAGCTGGTCGTGGGGAGTACAGCGGGCTATGCCCGTTTCACGATGAGTCCTCGCCGAGCTTCACTGTCAACGAAGTCAAAGGCTTCTACCACTGCTTCGGCTGCGGCGCGCATGACGACGTGATCGGCTTCCTGGTGCATCACCTGCAGATCGGATTCCTTGAGGCATGTGCACAGCTCAGTGGCGGTCAGTTGGGCGTCGCGGCTGAGCGCGAGAAACTCCCGAGCCAAGAATCGTTGCGGGTGAAGTGGGTGCCCATCCTACCCGTGCCTGATGATGCGCCCGCATTGCTGACCGACAGCGGCTGGACGGTGCCGATCTGGAACGCCAAGCGCGACAAGCTCCGCCGAATGAAGCCGGCCCGAGTTTTTCCATATCGAAGCGCGGACGGACAGATCCTTGGGTACGTGTTGCGCTGTGAGTTTGTCGATCGCGACAGCCGCAAGCTGAAGAAGTGGACGCCGCAAGTGACCTGGTGCGTCGGACCGGCCGGGCAGAAGCAGTGGTGCCTTGAGAGCTTTCCCGGGGCGCGGCCGCTGTATGGGTTGGATGCCCTGACTGCGAAACCCGACGCGCCGGTGTTGATCCCAGAGGGAGAGAAGTGTCGGGACGTGGGGGCGCGTGCATTCCCCGGTTATGCGGCAATCAGCTGGTCGGGAGGCGGAAAGGCCGTCACGAAAGCGGACTGGTCGCCACTGGCCGGCCGGGATTGCGTGCTCTGGCCCGATGCCGACGTTCCTGGGCAGCAGGCAATGTTGGGGTGGAGGAACGACGCCAATCAGTTCAAGCCGGGAGTCGCCCAGCTGCTGAAGCGGGCAGGCGCCAGATCGATCCGCTTTGTGGATGTGACGGGCCAGCCAGATGGTTGGGACATTGCGGATGCACTGGAACGCGATGGCTGGACGCCTCGGCAGCTCGCAGCCTGGGCGGCGAATCGGGTGGTTGAGGTCGATGTGGTGGCTGCAAATGGCACATGACAGGAGGCTGGAGGAGCGTCTGCTGCACTCCAACGCGAAGCTTGCTCGTGCCGACCGAACTGCAGCGCAGGCCGCCCTGGATAACCCATATGAGCACTCTCGGCGCTTGCGCCGGGAGCGGGCAAGAGAATACCTGCGCCTGGCGCGGGGCTACGAAAAGGCAATGCGGCAATGAGCGTGGGGACAAGGCGCAGGATGACAGTGATCGATGGTGGCGGCGCGCCGCCGCCAGGCGGTGGCGGGGTAGGTCCCAACGCCTGGAAGGAGCACCTCACCAGAAATCGCGATGGCAATGTCGAGGGTACGCTGCACAACCTGATTCTGATCATGGAGAACGATGATCGACTTAAGGGGCTGTGGTGGCTCAACGACTCCAGTAATCAGGTAAAGCTGCACCGAGATCCACCGTGGACAGGCGGAAGCAGGGATGAGTTCATTGACTCTGATGCCTACGAGCTGGCGGCGTGGCTGCAACACCCGGATCGCTACTGGATGAAGTGCAGCGATGATCTGGTGCTGAAGGCTGTCATCGCTGTCGCGCGCCGGCACCGCCGTCATCCCATCAAGGACTACCTCGGTGCCTTGCAATGGGATGGAGTGCCCCGCGTCGAGCGCATGCTCGTTGAGCTATTCGGTGCGGCGGACAATGCCTACAGCCTGCGCGCAGCGCAGTGCTTCATGGTAAGTGCCGTGGCTCGCATCTTGTGGGTAGACGCCAAGCAGCCCAGCGTGGGCGCACAGGTGGACTTCATGCTGGTGCTGGAAGGTGAGCAGGGCAAGCGGAAGTCGAGCGCCCTGCGCGCGATCTTCGGTAGCGAATGGTTTGTCGAGACCAGCGAATCTCCGAGCGGAAAGGACTTCTACCAGGTCATCCAAGGTGCGTGGGGCGTCGAGATCGGCGAGATGGATTCGTTCTCGAAGGCCGACGTGACCAGCGTAAAGACCGCCATCACCAGGCGCGTGGACAAGTTCCGTGCGCCCTACGAGCGTGTGCCTCGCTCCTACCGCCGCGAATGCGTGTTCGCCGGCACGACGAACGAGCATCAGTACCTACGCGACCCGACCGGTGGGCGGCGCTTCCTCCCCGTGCGAACTGACGGCGACGTGCAGATCGCAGAGATCGCGACGTTGCGCGATCAGCTGTGGGCCGAGGCTGTGACCATGTTCAACGCTGGGTTCGAGTGGTGGGAGCTGCCGGCAGACGCGAAGGAAGAGCAGGCCAGCAGGTACGTGGGAGACAGCTGGGAAGGACGAGTCGAGCAGTGGCTCGACCTTCGGATGGAGCCGAGCAAGTACCCGACACGGCTGGCGATGGCGCCGCAGATCGACTGGGCGACCACCGACAACCTCCTGACGTACGCCATCGGATTGGACCCTGGCAAGCATGGCAAGCCCGAGCAGATGCGGGTCGCCTCGATCATGAAGACGCTGGGCTGGGAGCAGCAGCGCAGGCGTTGGCCCGATGACGGCGGACGGGAGCCCCGGTGGTTCAGGCCTGGCCTCGCAATCGATGACTGGCTGGCAACCGTACAGCGGTCAAGGCAGGAGGGCCCCAGTGGACCTGACTTCTGACCAGACCTCTCCAGCTTCGTCCACACCCGTCCGAACCACTGACCAGACCTGCCGCCTACTGCGACAGCGCTGTCCTGACCGTCCACACCATTTCTCGCGCGCGTACATGTACCAACACACCGCCCCAGCTCTCAATTACTCAATTCAAAAAAATAGGTGTGGACGGTATGGACAGTGTGGACAGCTTAGTAACGGCGCGGGTTCAAGGTGTCCAGACCTTGCCTTGATGGTTTGGACGGTGCGGACGGCTGGCATGTTCCACGCGAATCATCGTGCGGTTGGTCGGCCGGGAGGGGCAGGGGGGAGAGGGCAGGCCGATGGGTCCTCCCCGGCCTCAGATTCCACGGGTATTCGGTCGCGCAATTTCTCGCTAGTCATGAAGCATTTCCAAGGGGGTTGTAGTGGTTTCTGATCTGAGCAGCCCGATGAAACAGGGCGCGTTTGGGGATCTGGTGGGCATATCCCAGCAGGCGGTCAGCGACCTGGTGCGTCGTGGCATCCTCGCTGACGGTGCTGCAGGTGATGAGTGGCTGCTTGCCTACTGCGATCACCTGCGCGAGGTTGCTGCTGGCCGGGGCGGGGAGGCGGGAAAGGATCTGACCGCCGAGCGTGCCCGGCTCGCGCGAGAGCAGGCTGACCGCTTGGCGATGCAGAACGCTGTAACCCGGGGCGAGCTGGCGCCGGCACACCTCATGGAACAGGTGTTGTCGAAAGTCGGCGCGCGGGCGGGTCGCATCCTTGAGACGATCCCGGGCACGCTGCGGCGCCGCCTTCCGCAGCTGAAGGCGGCGGATGTCGAGGTCGTGGCTCAGATTGTCGCCAAGGCACGAAACCTCGCCGCGTCGATGCGCCTGGCCGACGTTGACGCTGAGGATGACGCCGATGAAAGCGCGTCCATGGCGGTGCCGGTTGATGCCGAGGATCAGTGCGAATGACGCTTCTTCGTGGAATCGATGCAAGCCAGCTGCAGGCCGTGGAGCGCCATCTGCAGCGCGGGCTAGCCTCATGGGCGGTGCAGGAGCCCATCACGCTGGAGGCGTGGGCTCAGGAGCATTTCTATCTGTCTGCTGAGTCAAGCTACGTTGAGCAGAAGTGGACACCCTGGCCGTTCCAGCGCGGCCTGATGGCAGTGATCAGCAACGACGACGTGGCCGAGGTCTCGGTAAAGAAGTCGGCGCGCGTGGGCTACACCAAGATCCTCCTGGCCTTCCTTGGCTACAACGCAGAGCACCGACGCCGGAACCAATGCATCTGGCAACCGACTGACGACGACTCAGACGACTTCGTCAAGTCGGAGCTGGAGCCTATGCTGCGTGACGTGGAGTGCATGCGGGCGGTGTTCCCGGCCTACCTGGCCCGGCACAAGGACAACACTCTGCAGCAGAAGAAGTTCATCGGTTCGCTTCTGCGCGTGCGCGGCGGCAAGGCCGCGAAGAACTACCGTCGAATCTCCGTGGACGTTGCCCTACTGGACGAGCTGGACGCCTTCGACAACGACATCGAAAAGGAAGGTGCACCGGACTCGCTGGCTGCCAAGCGCCTGGAAGGCGCGACATTCCCCAAGCTTGTTGCTGGCAGCACTCCGAAGCTCAAGGGCTTCAGCCTGGTGGATACGCGCTACTCGCAGGCGGATGAGCGATTCACCTACCAGGTGCGTTGCCCACAGTGCGATGCCTTCCATGCCTTGACGTGGGGGGGCAAGGACGAATCGCACGGTTTCAAATTCGAGCGAGACGCAACTGGCGGCGTTGTCCACGTCTATCACCTCTGCCCGCACTGTACCTACCCGATGACGCAGGGCGAGTATCTGCTGGCCGCTGAGCAGGCCGAATGGGTGAACTCGCGCGGCGATCTCTGGCTCCGCGCCGATGGCCGCTTCACCACGCCGGAGGGCCATGTGGTCCAGGCTCCGCGACATGTGGCGCTTCACATCTGGACCGCCTACAGCCCGGCAGTTGCGTGGCAGCAGATTGTCCGGGAGTTCCTGGAGGCGTACATCAAGCACCAGGAAGGCGACGACAGCAAGCTGAAGGCGTGGACCAACACGACTCTGGGTGAGGCCTGGGAGGGAGAGGTCGAACGCACGGACGCTGATGAGCTGGCGAACAGGGCCGAGCCATTCCCGCTCAAGACGATGCCCCGCGACTGCTTGCTGCTCCTGTGCGGTATGGATACCCAGGACAACCGGCTAGAGGCTGGCGTATGGGGCGTCGGGCGAGGGGGGCAGATGTGGACCATCGACCACCGCGTGTTCTTCGGCAATCCTGCGCAGATGGAGGTCTGGACTGAGGCTGAGGCGTTCCTGCGGGAGCAGGAATACACACACGCCAGCGGCAGGGCGCAACGAATCTATGCGACCGCGATCGACTCGGGCGGTCACCATGCCGACGCTGTGTACGCCTTCGCACACAAGTTGAAGGCGTTGCGCGTGCACGCGGTGAAGGGCGCGAGCGGCCAGGAGCGGTCCATCGAGAATGGCAACAGCCGCGTCGGCTACCGCTTCAATGGGCGTATCGAGAAGCACGGCCCTGTGCTCTGGCACGTGGGCACGAACCTCGCGAAGGATCGGTTCCAGTCGCGGCTGGACGTTGCCGTTCCGGGCCCGGGCTACGTGCATCTGTCAGATCAGCTCTCGCCCGAATGGTTCAAACAGCTGGCGGGCGAGATCCGCGCTACGCGGAGGATGAAGGGTGGGTCGGAGTCCAGGTGGACCGCGACGCGCAAGCGAATCGAGGTCAAGGACTGCCTGACCTACGAAATATGGCTGGAGGAACGGCTCGACCTGTGGGGGCCCAAGAAGGCGAAGTGGTGGGATCAGTTGGAGGAGCAGGTGCAACCGGAAAACGATCTATTCAGCCTCCCGCCGGCCGCTGCATTGCCGGCGGCGGACGTTGCATTGCCTTCGCCGTCGGTGACCCAGGTCGCGAAAAGGCCACCGCCGCCCCCGGTGCGGGTCGCGCGCGATTCCCGTGAAACGTCACGCGATGACTTTGGGTCGAGCGGTTGGAGTAGCCGCCTATGAGCAACTCGCGTGACATCGATGCTGCCGAGCAGCTGCGCCGCCTGGTGATTCGAGGCATCGTCGAGCAAACCGGCTTGAATGAGGAGCACGCGATGCCCTATGCGACGGCGGTACTGACCGTTCTGCAAACCGAATATGGCGGTGAGCGACTACACATTCCCAAGGCGGCTGTGCAGGACAAACCGTGTGCACGCGTGGAGGCAATTCGCGCCGAGCTTGCCGAGGGACAAAACTGGCGATTGGTTTGCCGCAGGCACGGGATATCTAGAGCTGCTCTGTATCGTTTGTTCCCTGGTGGATTGCCTAAACCATCGAAAGCGAGCTGAGAATTCGGGGCCCGTCTCACCTTCTGTCAAAGATTGAGACGGCAGCCTCGTAAGTGACTGATTTTGCGTGGGGTGGATTCTTGATCGTCTCACGCGGCTGGTAACGGTTGAGACGACCTCGTCTCCAAACTATCTCCATGCCGACACCTGCTCAAATCATGCTGCAGACGTACCTGGCCGCCGAGGCTGCGGTACTGCAGGGTCAGTCCTTCCGTATGGGGGAGCGGCAGCTGAATCGTGCCGACCTGGCGGAGATTCGCGCAGGCCGGCGCGAGTGGGAAGCCAAAGTGAACGCGCAGGCGCGAGGCGGTAGCCGCATGTCCGTGGCTCTCGCCGATTTCCGGGGGGGCGAGTGAACCGCCTTGACCGCGCCATCGCCGCTGTGGCCCCGGGCTGGGGCGCAAAGCGTGCCATGGCGCGCGCGCGAATCGCTGCCTACAGCAGCGCTTACGACGGCGCCACGCCCAGCCGCCTGCGGGAGGCTGCTCGTGAGTTTGGTTCCGGTAACACGGCGGTCGCCAGTGGCGCGACGCGAATCCGCACGCAGGCGAGGCACTTGGACCGGAACCACGACATCGTGGTGAACGGCTTCAATCAGATGGTCCAGAACGTGATCGGCCGGGATGGGATCGGCGTCGAGCCGCAGCCGCGCGACGAGAACGGGAACATTGTGGAGTCCCTGGTCGATCAGATCACCCCGCTGCTGCGGGACTTCTGGAAGCGGCCGGAAGTCACCTGGTGCCATGATTTCGGTGCGGCACAGCGGCTGATGACCCGGACCCTGTTCCGAGACGGCGAGTGCTTGTACCAGGATCTGATCGGGCCGGTGCCGTACCTCGACCATGGCACTGTTGTGCCTTACAGCATCGAGATGATCGAGCCCGACCTTCTGCCAATGGATCTGAACGATCCCGGTCGGAACATCATGCAGGGCGTGGAGCGGAACGCATGGAACCGCCCCATCGCCTATCACCTGTACAAACAGCATCCCGGCGACCCGAACGCGGTCATGCCGGAAGTGAAACGCGTGAGCGCAGACTTCGTTCATCACGCAAAGATGGTTGATCGGATCGGGCAGGTGCGCGGCGTCAGCCTGCTGGCGTCTGTCCTCACTCGCCTGGATGACCTTAAGGACTACGAGGAATCCGAGCGTGTGGCCGCCAAGATCGCAGCAAGCATGGCGGCGTTCATCATCAAGGGTGATCCGCAGAGCTATGGCGAGAACGAGACAGTTCCCGAGCGGCGCAGCATGCGGTTCCAGCCAGGCATGGTGTTCGATGACCTGGTGAAGGGCGAGAGCGTTGGTACCGTCGATACCAATCGCCCCAACCCCAACCTGGAGACCTACCGCAACGGGCAGCTGCGAGCGGTGGCCGGTGGTATGCGGGTGTCGTTCTCGTCGCTGTCGAAGAACTACAACGGCACTTATTCCGCCCAGCGGCAGGAGCTGGTTGAGCAGTACGGCGCATACGGCGTTCTGGCCTATGAGGTGATCTCGCAGATTGTCCGGCCGATCTACGGGCGCTTCATCCAGGCAGCGATTGCATCCGGCGAGCTGGTCGTTCCGCGCGGCGTTTCGATGACCACGGTGACCGATGCGATGTACATGCCGCCGGTGATGCCGTGGATCAACCCGGTCCACGAGGCGACGGGCCTTCGCATGATGATCCGCGCGGGCATCCGCTCGCTCACCTCGGTCATCAGCGAACGCGGCGGGCGTATGTACGACACGCTGGAAGAGATTCGCAACGAACGAAATTGGGCCCGTGATCTGGGAATCACCCTGGACAGCGACCCGGGCCAGGTGAGTGACGCAGGCGTGGCCCAGGCCAGCGCCGATGCCAGTTCCATTTCAACCCCTTCTGAGGATGTGCAATGAACCACCTCACCCGCAACGGCACGGCAGCGGCGCTTGGCGCTGTGTTGGCCGCGACCTTTGCATTCGACGCAAGCGACATCGAGGCGCTGCAGCCAGAGGCCAAGGGAAAATCGGTCCTCGCACTGAGCACTACCAGCGGCGGCGAGGCCGAACTGCTGATCTACGGCCCAATCGGCGACTACTTCTGGGGTGAGGGCGTCACTGCTGCCAGCGTGGTCGAGCAGCTGGCCGGCACCACCGCGAGCGTGATCAACGTGCGGATCAACTCCGACGGCGGCGTCGTCACCGACGGGTTGGCCATCTACAACGCACTGAAGCAGCACCCGGCCACGATCAACATGACCGTGGATGGCGTTGCTGCCAGCATCGCCAGCCTGATTCTCATGGCCGGCAGCACCCGTCGCATGCACGAGAACACCATGCTGATGGTGCATGGCCCTCAGGGCGGTGGCTGGGGCTTTGCCGGCGACCTGCGCGAGCGGGCCGATCAGATCGACGTGTATGGGCGCCAGATGTTGGTGACGTACTCGGGTCGGGCCAAGAACCCGGCCGACATCGAGACGATGCTGACCGATCGCAAGGACCACTGGCTGACCGCGTCCGAGGCGCTGGCGCTGGGCCTGGTCAGCGAAGTCATTCCCGACGTGCAGCCCGAGCCTGCGGACTCCGTCGCGGCAGCAGCGCTGCTGTCCTATGTGAGCGCGATCTCCGGCACCGAGGGCGCCGTGCACGCCTTGCTGCGCAAGCACATCCAGGCAACCACCACCGCTTCAGCCTTCGCCTCGCTCCGCGAGGTTCACCAGCGGGCCGTTGTGGCCCACCTTGAGGAAACCAGCATGAAACAGCAGTGCCAACTGATCATGGCGCAGGCGGGCACCGCTCCGGTTGCACCGGCCCCCGCCGCCCCGGCATCACCCGTACCCGCCACTCCGGCTCCGCCGGTCGCAGCCGCTCCTGTCGCGCCTGCGTCCTCGGCGCCGGCTGCAACGGTCGAGCAGGTGATGGCGGCAATCTCGGCGCGCAACGCGGCCATTCGCACCGTGTTTGCCGGATTCCGTGAGGTCAGCGGCGTTCAGGCGCTGGAGGCGGAGTGCCTGGCTGATGCTGCGATCACCGAAGACGTGGCGCGCGGCAAGCTGCTGGCGAAGCTGGCGGCAAGTGGTCAGCCGCTTGCTGGCGGCTTCAGCATCACGGACGTGGTGCCGGAGGAGGACAACCAGCGTCGCGCCCAGGTCAATGCGCTTCTGGCTCGTGCCGGCGTGTTGACCGGTGCAGACGCCGAATCCGCACGCAATGGAAACCCCTACGCGCACACCACCCTGCTGGCACTCGCCGAGCGCTCGCTGATCCAGGCCGGTGTGAACACGCGTGGCATGGATCGCGAGCAGATTGCGCGCCGTGTTCTGGCTGTGCAGACCACCAGCGACTTCCCGGTTCTGCTGGAGAACGTGCTGCATCGGGTTCTGGTCGGGGCCTACAACCTGCAGCAGTTCACCTGGACTCGATTCTGCGCCACCGGCACGCTGTCCGACTACCGTCCGCACAGCCGCTACCATCTTTCCTCGTTCTCCGACCTGAAGCCGGTCAATGAAGCGGGCGAGTACGAGAACGGCGTGCTGGGCGATGGCGAGGTCGAGACCATCAAGGGCGCTCGCAAGGGGCGCATCCTGCAGATCACCCCGGAAGTGCTGGTGAACGACGACCTGGGCGCGTTCGTGCGCATCACCACGGCGCTGGGCCAGGCCGCAGGCCGCACGATCGAAAAGGACGTCTACGACGTGCTTAAGCAGAACGGCGGTCTGGGGCCGGTCATGAATGACGGCAACACGCTGTTCCATGCGGAGCACGGCAACATCGCAACTGGCGCTGCCGTGTCAGTCGATTCCTTCGACGCGATGCGCCAGATGATGGCGCTGCAGATGGACCCGGCCGGCAATGACTACCTCGATATCTCGCTGTCGCGGTTCCTGGGTACGGTCGCCATGCACGGCCGCGCGAACCTGGTGAACAACAGCGAATACGACCCGGACGTGACCGGCAAGTTCCAAGTCAACAACACCTCGCGCGCTACCTTCAGCGACATCATCACCTCCCCGCGCCTGGGGACCGGCAAGGGCTGGTACGGCTTCGCCGATCCGAATGTGGAGCCGGTAATCGAAGTCGCGTTCCTCAATGGCGTGCAGACGCCAGTGCTGGAGCAGGAAACCAACTTCCGCACTGATGGCCTCAGCTGGAAGGTCGTTCACAAGTATGGCGTGGGCGCGGTGGGCTGGCGCGGCGCTGCCTTCAACCCGGGCGAGTAACCGGCCACTCGGCTGCGGCGCTCCTGCCGCAGCCGGGTTCACCTACTTCATCCACGCAAGACGCCAACTGAGGACCATCATCATGGCGAAGAACTACAAGTTTCCGGGTGCGGTGATCGACATCATCGCGGCATCCGCCCTGGTCAGTGGACAGGCATCCATTGTCGGCCAGCTGTTGGCCGTCGCATTGGTGGACATCCCCGCCGGCGCCAAGGGCAGTGCCCAGATCGAGGGTGTGTTCGAACTGCCGAAGCTCGCCAGCGCCAACATTGCTGCGGGTGCTGGGCTGACCTGGGACGCCCAGGGCGGGCAGCTGATCGTCGCCGGTGCAGATGCTGGCGACCTGGAGAACTGCGCCGTGGCTATCGCTGCCGCTGGCAATGGCAGTGCAACCGTGCTGGCAAAGCTGACCCCGGGCTCCGGTTCGGTGAAGTCGGCGTAAGTCTTGGCCGGCACCGCTCACATACGCCCGGGTGGCGTGAGCGGTGCCGGTTCTTCCAAAGCGACAACGGGGGATGGCATGGGCACCACCAGCACGCCGCGCGGCGTACGCAACAACAATCCTGGCAATATCGACCGTACCAGCACGCCGTGGCAGGGTGAGGATCGGTCCGCCGCAGCCATCGCGCGCGAGCAGCGCTTCTGCGTGTTTCTGACCCCCCAGGCCGGGTTCCGCGCTCTGGCAAAGACCCTGCTCACGTACCAGCGCAAGCACGGCCTGCGCACGGTGAAGGAGATCATCGGGCGCTGGGCACCACCGGTGGAGAACAACACCGGCGCATACGTGCAGCAGGTTGCAACTGCCGTGGGCGTGTCGCCGTCAGAAGTGATCAGGCTGGACAACTCCGTGACTTTGGGTCGACTCGCGACCGCGATTGCCAAGCACGAGAACGGCGGCATGTACTGGAGCGCGGATGTGGTTGCTGCCGGCATCGCTGAGGCGCTGAAGTGATCGGGGGCGTAGAAGGGGCTGGCGCTCCTTGGTGGCTGGCTGCCAGCGCAGTCGCGCTTTGGCTGCTCCGAGAGACGTGGGGTGCGGTTTTGGCGCGCCGCAAAGAGCGCACCGAAACCGACGCCAATGTAGATCTGCTCAACGGGCTCGTTGAGCGGGTGAAGTCGTTGGAGACCTCCCAGGCGGAGGTGGTCAAGCAGTACAACGAAGAGGTTCGCTTGCGCATGAAGGCGCAAGAGGATGCTCATCGGCTGAGGCTTCGCGTCATCTCGCTGGAGTCCGCTCTCAAGCAGTTGGGAGTGGTCGTCCCCCCCGTCGAGGAGCCGGTGGCATGAATCGGGTGCTTCTGGCGCTGCTGCTTGGCTTGAGCGTCCTGGTCATCTGGCAAAGGGGGTCGGTTGCCCAAGCGCACCGGGCTGCTGACGTAGCCTCGGCTGCCCGAGACAAAGCTCGCGATGAGCGTGATGCCGCCAATACGGCACTGGCCGAGGCGAATGACGTGCTTGCAGCGGAACGTGCAAGCGCTCAAGCAGCCAATCACCTGGCTGCCACGTATGAAAAGGAAAAGAACGATGCACAGAAAGCCTCTGATCGCCTTATCGCTGATCTTCGCGCTGGCAACCAGCGCCTGCACCAGCGTTGGCAGGCGTCCATCGCCACCGCTGAGCTGTCCGCGGCCGCCGCTGCCGCTAGCCAGTCTGATGGTCGAGCCGACGACCGAATTGAAAGTGCGGGCCGAGCTATTGGCGCCGCCGCCCAGTGCGACGCCCAGGTGAGGGCACTGCAGGCTTACGCGATGCTGTGTTCGGGAGGTGCGCGGTGAGCGAGGTCGACTTCCTTCGCGATCTGGATGGCACCTTGCACGCCGCCTTTGCGCTGGCAGGCATGGCGTCGCAAGGTCGGTACACGGCCAAGGATGGTCCGACCACCGAGGGTGTGCGTGCCTATGTGGAGCGCGACGTTGAGACCATCGGTGAACTGCGTCAGTTCAGGTCAGGCCGTGTGGAGATCGCGTACCTGCGTTCGGACGTAGCGCCTGACCAAGGCGATCGCTTCGAGGTGGTTTCGAGCGCGTTCGGTACTGAGGTCTTCGTCAACAGTAAGAAGATCAGCGATGACGGCTCGCAGAGCCGCTGGCTGGTGACCCGTGGCTGACCTGGCAGAGCCGCTGTCGTGGCAGCTGGTGGAGTTCCTAGCTGCTCGCGTTCGCCTGATCTCGCGCAGCAGTGGCTTCCGCACCGACATCGGCGCCGGCGCCGTAATCATCGATGAAACCGAGATCAGCGAGGACAGCACCGAGCCAGCGACGATCATCTCTGTCCGCCAGCTTTCGCGCAGTGGTGGTGGTGTGGCCCAGTCCAGTTCCGACGCGGCCATCACCATCGAGTTCGAAGTTCCGCGTGGCAGCGATGAGGCGAATCCCAGGCTGCTCGTTCATCGTGCGCGCCACGACCTGATCCGCGCCCTGACGTTCAAAGAGAAGTCGCTGCCGCTGGGGGTGACCAGTTTCGAGCTGCTGGAAACCCAGCTGGCGACCCTGGAGGACGATGCCGGGCATACCGCCGTAGTCGCTCAGATCACCGCGCGGGCTGGTCTGACCGAGACCTTTGAGCCCGTGTCCAACCCGTAAAGGAACCAGAACCATGGCACAGCCCAAAGTCCGCAAATTCGCAGGTGACCTGCGCTTCTGGGAGCACGGCTCCGAGGGCGTTCGCGTCCCCGTCATCCCCGAGCCCGCCGACAAGTTCGGCAACCAGCCCCTGGAGCAGTCCTCACTGACCTTCAGCTACGAAGCCGGCGATTCGGTGGAGATCAAGAGCAAGCGACGTGATGCTCGCTATCAGCAGATCATCCACAAGGACTCGAATCCGGGCGTCACCAACGTCTCGATTACCGCGCTGGAAGTGCCGCCGGCCTTCTTGGCTCGCATGCTGTATGGCACCCTGGTCAACACCACCGTGGCAGCCGGATCGGCAAACGCTGTGTCGGTCACTGTTGGCAGCGTGGATACCCCCGTCAAGCTGCCGCACAACTTCATCGAAGCAACTCCAGCCCCGGTGTTCAAGAAGGGCGAAGTGGACCTGGTGAAGGGCACCGACTATGACCTCGAGCCCCGTCATGGTTTGCTGATCCCCAAGAAGGGTGGTGCGCTGCAGGCCGGCGATGTTGTGGCTGCCGATTACAACTTCGATGCCTATCTGGAAACCGCGATCAGCGGCGGCACCACGCCGAGCAAGTCGTTCCAGGTCTTGGGCGATATGCAGGACCGAATCAGTGGCGACGAAGGCCTGCTGACGATCCCCAATGTCGACCTGACCGTCGATGGCGACGTTGACTGGTTCAGCGATGAGCCGATTCAGGTGACCTTGACTGGCCCGGTCATCTTCCAGGCCGGCGAAACCGATCTCTACACCTTCAAGATCGCCGCGCAGTCGGCGGCCTGAGCGTACCGGTGACTCCGGCTAGGGGAGGGCGCCTGGAAGGCGCCCTCCCGGTTTGAAACAGGAAGGGCACTGTGGCATCCAATCGCAACAACAACCTGCTCAAGTACTACGTCAGCGGTCGGCGGGCAAAAGGCTTCCATGGCCTGACCGACCTGGCCGGCGAGGTGCTGAATCGGTACGACCTGTCGGTGCAGCGGGCGTTCGTTGGTCTGCAGCGCCGGGCTGGGCCGGCTACTGCGCAGGAGGTCCGTGCCTCTTACAACATCCGCGCCTCTGCGCTGCGCGGGAAGTATCGCGTGGAAACGGGCGAGCGTGGCTACAGCACCGGCAAGCGTGGCAGGGACGACTTCCTTTCGATCTGGGCCAGCACGCGGCAGATCTCGCTGATCGAGTTCGGTGGTCGCTGGGCCGGTCGCAAATCCCGAGGTGCTACGGCGGGCATTGGCGTGGGCGAGTCGAAGACCTACGACGGCGCCTTCATTGCGACGATCAAGGGCCGCAGGGCCATCCGGGTGCGTAGCTGGGATCGGGCGCAGCAGAAGCGCCACGGCCGTGGTCCCGTTCGCATCCTCCGTGGGCCCAGCCCGTTCGAAATGCTGTCGGGTGCTGATGGCAACAGCCGTGCCCTGGAGGCACGTCGCCGGCTGATCGAACGGTTCCACACCACCTACCTGACTGAACTGCGCCGCCAGTGGCGCGTCAACGGAAGCTCCAATGGCTGATCGGCTGGAAGAAGCAATTCGGGTCGTCATCGAAACGCAGGGCCGCGAGGGCGTGGATGAACTGCGCGCGGCGTTTGGCGATCTGGGGGATGTCTCGGTCGAGACCGCTGGCAAGGCGACAAAGCTGCTCGACTCGCTTACTGGGCTGAACGAGGCGGCGGCGAAAGCGGATGCCTTCGACGGCATGCTGGCCGATCTCGCGGAGCTGGAAAAGCAGTTTGATGACAATCAGAAGGCCGCGCTGGCGCTCAGCCTCGGCATCGGGGAGATGGAGAAGCCCTCCCGCGAGGTACTGGCAGCCCAGCGCGATCTTCGTAAGGAAGGCGAGCGCCTGAAAAAGGCGCTCAACGAGCAATGGGGCGCCGTAGGCAAAGCCGACGACGAGCTTTCTTCGCTCGGCGTCAACACCGCGAACCTGGCCGATCACCAGCAGCGCCTGCGTATCGAGGCGACCCGCAGCGCGGCAGCGCTCACTGAGCAGGCCCGGGCCGCTGCGGCAGAGGCTGAGGCGGGGCGTCGGCGCAAGCAGCAGATCGAGGAAGGCGAGGCTGCTTTCCGGAAGCAGGCTACTACCAGCAAGGCGGCCGCGAAGTCGTTGGCTGAGTACAGGGAGCGCGCCGCTGATGCCGCCGCCGGCAGCGGCGACCTGGCAAACGCCACGGAGAGCACGGTCAGCTGGTTCGGCAAGCTCAAGGCGGTTGCCGCTGGTGCGATCGCGTTCGTCGGCCTGAATCGAGTGGTTGATGGCATCAAGGCCATCGTGAAGGAGGGCAGCGACGCTGAGCAGGAACTGGCTCAGCTGGAAGCGGCTTTGCACGCCACGGGGCGCACCAGTGAGTTCACTGCGCAGAGCCTGGCCGCCATGCGCCAGCAGCTGCAGAGTGGGCTGTTTGACGATGGGCAGATCAGCGCCGCCCAGGTGCGTCTGCTGTCCTACACCAACATCGTGGGCGAGCAGTTCCCGGCAGCGATGCAGATCACCATCGACCAGGCCCAGCGGCTGGGCATGTCGCTGGAGCAGTCTGCCGAGGTCGTAGGCAAGGCTCTGCAGACGCCGTCGAAGGCGATGGAGAGCCTGAGCAAGCAGGGCTTCACGTTGGATGACAGCCAGAAGTCGCTGATCAAGAGCCTGGAAGCCACCGGCCAGGTGGCAAAGGCGCAGGCCATCATCCTCGATCTGCTGGCCGAATCCTATGGCGGCGCGGCCGCCGCCGCGAAGGTTGGCACCATCGCCGGCCTGTGGAAGACGGCCACCGATCGCTTCAAGGACTGGAAACAGGAAGTCGCCGACCAGGGCGTGCTGACCTACTTCAAGGAACAGCTCACCACCCTGCTGACCACCCTGGACCGACTGGCCGCCGATGGCAGCCTGTCGCGCTGGGCCAAACAGACCGCCCAAGCCATCATCACCATGGCAGAGGCGGTGAAGGGCACGACGCAGTGGGTTGTGGACCATGCTCGCGTGATCGGCCTGATGGCTGCTGCGTATGCGCAGTTCAAGATCGTTGGGGCCCTGCTCCAGCTGAACGCATGGCGCGCGGCGCTGATCGCAACCACGAACGCGCAGATTGCCAACAATGCAGCGGTCGCAAGCGGCAGCCGGGGAATCGGTCGGTTCGGTGCGTTGCTGCGCGGTTTGCCGAAGGCAGTCCCCATTACTGTCGCCGTTCTGGGGCTCGAAGCGGCGATGGGCGGTCTGGATGTCCTCAAGACCGTGGCGCAGGACATTTGGAAGCAGCACGACCCGGCGCTGAAGCGTGCCGGTGAAGCGCAGCGCGCTTACATCAGCCAGGTCCGCGATTCGGCGCTGCAACTGCGTGAACAGGCAGTGTCCTTCGTCGCATACCGTGACGTGGTTATCAAGTCAGCCGAGGAAGTCGCCAAGCTGGGCGAGGCGGAGCGGCAGGCTTACGAGAAGCGCCTGTCCGGTCTGGAGCAGTACCTCACGGCGCAGGAAGGCTTCCTACTGATGCAGCAGAAGGCCGGCGTCGCGACGGCTGAGCAGATGCAGCAGCTGGGCCAGGTCACACAGAAGCTGCTGGAGGTGTCGACGGGCTTTGCGGCGCTCCGGGGTGGCGTCCAGACGGCTGCGGACGCGCTCACGAACGGAATCGGCCCGGCTGCCCAGCTTGTGGTGCAGCAATTGGCGGGGATCGATGGAAACGCGAAGCTCGCGAAGGAATCGATTGGCAAGGTGTTCGAAGGGCTCAACTTTGCAGACACGGCGAGCCTGGAGGCGGTCGGAGCGGCATTGGGCTACATCGCCTCCCAAGGCGCGGCCGCAGAGCGCAATGTGCGCGATGGGTTGCTGGAGACGCTGAAGAAGCTATCCGGGGAGGAGCTGCTCCGCTTCCAGGCTTCGGCCCAGTCGGCGTTTGAGGCTATGCCGCAAGGCGCCACCAATGCCGCCGCCGTGCTGCAGACGACGCTTGTTGCAGCAATGGAGCGGCTTGGTGTTTCCGCATCGCGCATGGGCGTCAGCTTCAGCGCTGGTGGTAAGGATGCGATCGCCGCTTTCGGTGCGGTGGCTGAAAGCGCGGTCGCGACCGGTGTCCAGATCGAGACGGCCTTCAAGGCAGCGCTTGGCAAGGTCGCGACGCTGGACGAAGCACGCACGCTGGGCGCGCTGCTGGAATCGGCAGGGCGGCAGGGCAAGGTCGGCTTCGATGCGGCCGCGCGGTCGGCTGCAGCGCTGAACGCTCGCATCCGCGAGATTCAGGTCGCCATTGACCCGCTGGCTGACGAGTTTGCCAGGCTTGGCATCCAGTCCCAGGCCTCGCTCAATGCGACGCGCGACGCTGCCAAAAGCGCCTTCGAAGCGATCCGTGACGGCGCGGCGCGCGGCAAGGCCTCTGTGGAAGACGTTCGTCGTGCCTTCCGGGCATATGCCGATGCAACCCGTGCTGCAGCCGCAGACAGTGACCAGTGGCGCCGGGACAACGTCGATAGCCAGCTCGCAGTACAGGAATCGATCTACGACACCGAGCGCAGCATGCAGCGGCTGGGCGACGTGAGCGACGTGGCAATGCGGCAGCTGCAAGACGGTGCCAGCCGCAGCCGCGAGCGGCTGGAGGAAGTGCGCGAGAGCGCGGGAGGTGCGGCGGACCAGGTTGACCGGGTAGGGAGTAGCTCCGAACGAATGGGCAAGCAGATGGGGCAGGCCGGGGCCGCTGCGCAAGGAATGGCGTTCAGCATTGGCGAGGTCTCCGAATCGGCGTTGCAGGCGATGCGCAAGCTCAGCGGCCCCAACCCGCTTGTGCAGTTTGCCAACGCGCTGAACCGGGTCACTGACCAGCGCAAGCAGCTGGCTGAGTACAAGGCAGAGCTCCAGGCGACCGCCGAGGCGGAGGACGAGCTTTCCAAAGCAGCGAAGGAGCGACTGGCCGGGCAGTTCGACTACGTGGGCAAGGGGGAAATCGCAGAGGTGGCGCAACTGGAGGCCCAGGTCATGCGGCAGCGGCAGCAGCGAGACCAGGAGGCTGCCACCGCGCTCGCCGCGCGCCGCAAGCAGGCTGAAGCTGAGGCAGAGGCGCAGGCGAGGGCGGACGCCGCCCGTATCGGCAGCAACGGCAGCAATGAACAGGTCATCGTCATTGACTGGAAGCTACCTTCGAAGGAAGTGGTGGCCGGCGCCACCGCAGCCGAGGTGCAGCAAGCGCAGCGCCTCGCTGGCCTTGTCGCTCCGCTGGTGCTACGCCAAGTTCAGCAGAGTAGAGCCGTTTCTGTGCGGGGGCGTGGCTGATGACCCGCATTGTTCTTGCCGGAATCGAACTGCCGGCCGACCTTCAATGGACCGACGAGTTCACAGCCTGGAAGGTAGGGCAGCAGGCACGCACAAGCCTGACGGGTGCCTTGATCGTTCAAGAGTCTGCGCGACAGGCCGGGCGGCCGATCACGCTTCAGACAACCCGGGACGGTACCGCCTATGTCGGCGTCGTCAGTCTTCCCGTGCTACGGGCCCTGCAGGCCAGCGAGAGCGAGGCCCGCCTGGCGCCGCTGGATCTGGTCATGCCGGCCCACAACAGCGGCGAGCGGTCGTTCCAGGTGCGGTGGCGCCGCACCGATGGGCCGGCCATCGAAGTCGACCCCACCCGCTTTGCTGTCCCCGCGCTTGATGCGGACCTCTTCTCCATCACCCTTCGCCTCATGACGGTGTAATCCATGACGATTCTTGCTACCGATATCAAGCTGCGGCAGTCGCAGCGCTTGACCGATAACCCTGACGGCGGTGGCCGCATGGTTCAGACCGAAATCGTTGACGGGGCGATGAACAACCTGTTCCCGGATATCGGTGATGAAGAGCGGACTACCGGCCGAACTACTCTCCGCAAGATGTTTGTGCATGTGGATACGCCCGCACCGGACGTCCTGAAGGACGCGATCGCGGTGCTGATCGATCCGCCCGCAGACCCGCGCGTGACCGTCACAATGTTTGCGACGGGCTCCTACAGTGACGTGCGCCTTGATGCGAAGAACCGCGTGGAGAGCTACATCACGCGCGGCACGGAGTCCCGCTTTGTACTGCTCGGCAACCACTTCACCGGCCAGATGACGATTCAGGTCTACGCGATGAAGGACGCGCCGAGCCCCGACATCAATGACAACTTCTCGCTGCTGACGCTCGCCAGCTCCGGGCATGATCCAGCCGAACAGTACGTGCGGGTCAAAGGCGTGCTTTCCCGTACCACACGGACTTTTACTGATGACCAAGGGGCATTTGAGCGGGATGTCTTGGTGATCGAGCTGGTGAACGCATTGCTGCGCGATTTCTACGGCCAGGAGGTGGTGCGGTACTCGGCCACCAAGCCCGCGACCAGGATCTACGAGACCAACGTGGTGGAGGCGACGAGCTATCACAGCGTCAAGCGCCTCACCGTCGCTGGGAAGCCGGGCGATCTGGCTGTGCAGGTCGATACCCCGTACGTCTCTATCGTTCCTACCTCCACGGCCGAAAGCCCGGTCAGTGACGTGCTGGCCGGCATGGGCACCATCAGCCAGGTCCCGTCCGGCCCTGCCGGCAGCCTCGGCCAGAACTACAGTGCAAGCTTTGCTGCTGGCGTGCCGGTCAGCCGATACCTCGGTACTGGGTTGGTGGTGGGCGCAGTAAGGGTGGTTGCAGGCAGTGTCGAACTCACCGACGACGGTACTGGCGGGCTCGCTTCCGCCGTGGCGACGCCCTGGAGCGGTACGGTCGACTATCAGAGCGGGGTCGTAGCGTTGACGCACGCGAGCGGCGTAGGCAGTACCAGTGTCAGCATCACCGCGTCCCCGGCGGGCTCCATCCCCATGCAGGGTTTCACCGACGAGATTGAGGTGACGCAGAACAACCAAGGCATGGTCTGGCTGTTCCAGCTGACCCCGTTGCCGGCCCCGGGAACAGTGGTGGTTGACTACCGGGCCCTTGGGCGCTGGATCAGGTTGACCGACAACGGCCGCGGCCGTCTGCTCGGCAAGCCTGGTCAAGGCACCGGAACAATCAATTACCAGACCGGCTCTGTCGTGGTAACCGCAGGCGCGCTGCCGGATCTGAAGAGCAGCATCATCTCCAACTGGGGCACGCCCATCATCGCGGAAGCCCGGGTCGGCGATACTGCCATCCTGCCGCCGGCGCTCCGCTTTGTGCTGGGAGAGGGCTCGGCGGTTCCCGGGACGGTGCAGCTGACGCTGCGAGTTGGCGGCGCCAATGTGGCGGTCACCGACAACGGGAACGGCGGCTTGCTGATCGGCGGGCAGGTCCGTGGACAGATCAGCTACTCGACCGGCGAGATCTCGCTCCGACCGCTGAATCTGCCTGATGCGGATAGCCAGCTCTCGATTGCCTATGACTGGGGGCAGCCGCTCCACGCGGCGCCGCAACCTGTTCCGGACTCGGCCGGGATCGTCTCGTTCACCCTGCCGCAGGGACCGGTGAGGCAAGGCACAGTGCTTCTCGACTGGCTTGTGAGTGTGCGGCGCGATCGCGATGACCTGTCGTCGGCGCCTCAGGCGATGCGGGTCATCGCCAAGGATGATGGCGCAGGCAACCTGGTCGGGGTTTCGGTTGGGGACACGGTCTTCAGCACTGTGCTGGGTGCTGTGAACTACAGCACTGGCGCGGTCTCGCTGCAGGCAGGGCAGTTCATGGTCCGTCAGGTTTCCTATCCCGTGTACGAGATCCGCTCCGGGCGTCTGAAGGTGGTTGGCTACGAGCGCCTGGACGTGCTGGCGCAGTTCTCCGCCGGCAGTATCGTTTCAGCCGGTTGGATGCTCGCCGGTGAGGCCGCCCAGTCTGCTCAGGAGGTCATGCCGCTGCCTGCGGTCCAGCTGCAGCTCACCCCGACGATCAGCGACAGCATCGTTCCGGGCAGCGTCCGCTTCGCATTCCGTGGGCGAACGTACGTTGACCGTAGCGGCGGTCTGTATCACTCCATCGATCCCGCCACCGGCTCGGGCATCTACGCAGGTACGATCGACTACGCGGCGGGTGTGGTGAACCTGGTGCAGTGGCTGGCAGGCGGCGAGAACACTGTCCAGATCCAATCCCTCCTGACCCGGATCGCCGACCCGGGCGTGGCCGTCAGCTTCTTCCGTGCGCCCGGTTCACCGCTGCGGCCAGGCATGTTCACGCTGCGCGCGACCCGCATCGACGGTGAGCTGCTCACGGTGAGTGCGGACATCAACGGTGTGCTATCAGCTGCGGAAATTCGTGGCAAGGTCGATTGGGAAAGTGGTGTGGTCAAGGTCCAGTTCGGCCAGCTGGTGCCCGTGGCCGGGAACGAGGGCAAGCCCTGGTTTGATCCCGATCAGGTTGAGGGGGATCAGGTCTGGAGACCGACGCTCGTGCTGCCGGGCACGATCTATATGGGCGCGGTCGTGTATCGATCGATTCCGCTGTCGGAGGTGGTGATCGGCTTGTCGTCTGTGCGTCTGCCCAGCGACGGTCGTGCGCCGGCGTTCAAGCCGGGGCAGACCGTGCTGATCCACCACACGGCTAAGCACGTGGTTCCATCGCCGCAAGCGGGACAGCTGGTCGCCTTTGGTCGCGGCAGGATTGCAGGCATTGAAGTTCGTGACGCGGCCGGACGTCCGGTCGACGCCGCATGGTTCACGGCGGATCTGGACGTTGGCAATCTGCGCTTCAGTGACCCGCTGAACCTGGCGGCGTACACGCTGCCGGTGACGATCAGCGAGCGCGTCGAGGACCGGCGTTTGGTGGTTCAACCTCAGATCACCGGGGAAATCGAGATCAATACCTCGCTGACGCACGACTATCCGGTGGGAGAGTCGATGATCAGCACTGCGCTGCGTTTGGGCGAGGCCAACGGGTCGCTGGACCTGCAGGCGCGTGTGGTGAGTCTGTTCGACCAGGCTGCATGGACCAATGTATGGGCCGATTCACCGAGCGGTAGTGTTGCGCCCGGCACCTACAACGACACCGACTACCCACTGGTCGTAACCAACGCCAATGCGATCACCGAACGGTGGGCGGTGCGCTTCACTGGGCAGACCCAGTTCGAACTCATTGGTGAGACTGTAGGTGTGATCGCCACTGGCAGCACTACGGCAGATCTCGCCCCAGTGAACCCCCGTACCGGGGATCCGTATTTCCGGATGCTCAAGGAAGGATGGGGCGGCGGTTGGTCCACCAACAACGTGGTTCGGTTCAACACGGTGGGGGGCCTGGCACCAGTGTGGATGCTTCGCACAACCCTGCCCGGAACGCCTGAAGGGGCGAGCGATTCTACTCGGCTCCAAGTGATCGGCAACATCGCAGGAGAGCAACAGTGAGTTTGTTTCCGACAATCTATCGCAGTACCGACGCGGGAGCGCCACAGATCAGTGGACAGGCAGGTTCACTGGTTGCGCTGTTGGATGCCCTCCTGGTTGACGGATATGGCGAAAAAGGATCTTTGGGCTGGGTCCGAGAACGTTCGGGATTGAACGTCCGCGCGTTCCGCAATAGCCCCGTCACTGGGAGTGGCTATCGACTGCGCGTGGACGATGCGCCCGCGCAGTTCGCTTGGCTGCGCGGCTTTGAGAGCATGGTGAGCATTGATACAGGTGCCGGGCTGGTGCCTACCATGGCGCAGCGTGCCAATGGGTGCTTGTGGATCAAGTCATCTGCAGCCAACACCGATTCGCGCCCATGGTTTGCTGTCGGGAATGAGCGCTGTTTCTACCTCTTTATTCGGCATCAGGGGGGCGGTGTAAACAACGACGTCGCATATTTCGCGGGTGACATTGCCAGCTATGTGCCGGGTGATCGGCATTGCTTTGCTGTTACTCAGAATAATTTGAATAGCTATAGCAGTGGCTTCGGTGCCAGCCAGACGTTCCAAGCAATGAGTTCAACGTGGGACGGAACGCCAAGCGCAACCAATTCCTCCCTCTACGTCGCGAGGAATCGACAAGGGGTCGAGGGGGCTGTGCTGTTGGCGCCGGCGCCGGCTGCGGCAATCGGTATTGCCGGCCCCTATGGTGGGGGGATCGACAACGATTACTACACCGTGCCCGCCCCGGTGAACGGTGGTGTAATTTCTGTGCCTGGTGTACTGCTTGAAGGGAAGTACGTTCTTCGTGGTGAGTATCCTGGTATCCGGGCACCTATCTCCACACTGTTGTATGGCGATCAATCTGAAATGGATGAATGGCTCATCAGCAAGCGCTTCCGGGTTTCAGCCAGTGCTGGCTCAAGCACGCAGTACATCGGTGAAGTTCTGTTTGAGCTTGGTAAGGAGTGGTTGTGATGAGCGTTATGCATCGCCGTATCGCCATGCGATTGGACGCCCCTTTCGACTTGGGTGGACGCGGGTATCTCGCTGGTAAGGCTCCGGATACTGCCGTGCCGGATTCGCCTGACGGGCGCTTTCGTATGCTGAACGTTCCAGCCATAGGCCGCGTGGTAGCACTTGAACGCTCCACTATGCGTATTGCGGGTGCGACTGTTAGTCATCCTGATGGTACATGGCGTATCGACGGGCTCTCTACGCATCGCCAGTTCGTGGTCATAGGTTTTGATGAGCATGGCCGCTACAACGCTGCCGTGCAGGACTGGGTAACGCCAGCTGTGCCCTGATGCGAGAAACTGATCCGCACCGTCTATCGATCAACCTGGGGCCGCGCTTTGCTGGCACGGGTGATCGTGTAGGGCTAAATCTTGGCGTTGAGTGGGACGATGATCTACCAGAGCCCGTGGTTCGTGGTATCCGGCGGGCCGTCTCGTTCACTTGGGAGAGGCCCAAGGCTGCGATCAAGGTGGCAGTGGTGGGCTGGGCGCGCGCCCAAGTGATTGATGCGACGGCTGCAGTACCTTGGGCTGCTGCCGGGACGGTCCGTCGACATATTCGTGGCGGTTGGGGGCTGTCGCCCCTCTTGAATAGTGAAGGGGAGATGTGCTGGCGGGGATGGGCGCAGCGCGTCGCTGGGCGTGTAGGTCTGGTGTGGCAAGCATTGGCCATCACATCGCGGCAGTTGAATAGCCCGTGGCGCGCGAGAGTTGCTTCGGCCGTTGTCCAGGCCGAGCTCCGCTGGCTGATCCAACGGCGAGCAGGCGCTGGGTGTTCGCTGGACTGGCGCAGTCGTGAACCATCTCTCACCTCTACCCTGCTCAGCCCGTGGCAGCATCCAAGGTTGGGTATGCGTGCTACCAGATTGCCTTGGTCAGTGGCCGACCGTGTTTCGTGGGGAATTAGGCCGGCACCTGGTCCGGAGCCGCAGCCAGAGCCCGGGCTGGTACCGCCGCCAGGGGATCGCGTCGGCTTGAATCTGGGGTGCTTTGCCGTGAACGTGCCGGGCCTGGCCCCCCTGAATCTTGGTATCTCGGCGTGCTATGTGGTGCGCCCCCAACGTAGGACCTACGTCGTGATCAATGAGGTTTCATTTGTGCGGCTTCCTGATCGGATTCCGATCGAACTGGCCCGCGTCTCGCTCAGCGCCGGCCGTTCGGCTTGGGGCTGGACCTTTGACATCGAGCTGGCCGATGCCGATCAGCTGGGACTGCTCAAGCCCGCGGCCTCGGGCCCCCGACAGTTCGAGCTGGTGCTGAACGGCTACGTCTGGACGGGCATCATCGAGAGCTTCCAGAAACAGCGGGAGTTTGCTGGGGGCGGTGTGCGTTTGAGTGGGCGATCAAGGACAGCGTTGCTGGCACCGCCTTACGCCCCTGCTCGCGTCAAGGCCACCACGGAGGAGCGCAGCATGGCCCAGCTTGTCGCGGAGGAATTGGCGGACACGGGCTTTGCCAGTCGGTACGACACGGTTGATTGGTTGGTTCCGCCCGGCGCATGGTTCTATGACGCAAGCACGCCACTGGATGCCATCAGTGCGCTCGCTGGTGCGAGTGGCGGGGTGGTGCAGTCCCATCCCTCGGACCTGGCGCTGGTGGTACGCGCCAGCTACCCGGCCAGTCCGTGGCTGTGGCGGGAGACGACGCCGGATCACCTACTGCAGGAAGACATTGTGCTAACCGAAAGCCTGCAGATGCGCAGTGCGCCCCTGTATGACGCGGTGGTGGTAACGGGAGAGCTGGCCGGGAAGGGGGTCACTTGCAAGGTGCGAAAGGGCGGCGAAGAAGGCAAGCTCTTCGCGCAGCAGGTAAGTAGTCCCTTGATCAATGTCGCTGCAGCCGCAGCGGAGCGGGGGCGCAACATCCTGTGCGATCGCGGTGAACAAGCCGCAGTGGATCTGACCGTGCCTCTGTTCCCGAAGCCGCTGAAGGCAGGGGAGATCGGGGTGATCTTGCCGCTCGACCTGGTGCAGGTGCTGAGTTCTGAAGGAACCTGGCACGGCCAATGCGAGTCGATCCGAATTGAGGTCGTCGTGGATCAACAGGCTGTCGTGATCGAGCAGACAGCAACTCTGGAGAGGCATTTCACTGATGCGGACTGATCTGTGGGATCAATTCGGCGAACTGGTCAGCGGCCGGCCGCGATTACTGGCAACGGTCACTGCACACAATGCAGACGGCACCAGCAGCCTGACAACCTATGACGGTGCGCAGATGCGTGCCTTCGGTCAGTTGCAGCGACCCATTCCGTACAACGTTTGGGTCAGTGGTGGCCGACTGCTGGAAGCCGCGCCCAATCTTCCGTTGGTAGAAGTAGTCGTCTGACGAAACAGGGCGCTGCCCAGATGCCGGCAAGCATCCAGACAGCGCCGCAACACAGGTGATCTCAGCACCTGGCATTGGCCGTGGCCCCGTCGCCCTCGCGAGAGCGGCGGGATTGTCGGCTTCCCCTATCGCAAATACTGAGAACCCATGCCCAAGCCCATCATTTCCTGGCCGGGTGGCAAGCGCCGCCTACTGAAACACCTCTATCCGCACTTCCCAACACACGACTGTTACGTCGAGGCCTTCGCCGGCGGCGCCGCGTCGCTGCTGTTGCGGCCGTATCCGGCCCAGATGGAAGTGCTCAACGACATCAATGGCGAGCTGGTGTCCCTCTACCGTTGCGTGCGCCATCACCTGGACGAGTTCGTGCGCATGTTCCGCTGGTCGCTGGTGTCGCGCCAGATGTTCGAGTGGGCGCAGATGGAGCGGCCGGAGACCCTGACCGACATCCAGCGCGCCGCCCGCTTCTATTACCTGCAGAAGCTCGCGTTTGGTGGCAAGGTGCAGGGGCAGTCGTTCGGCGTGGTTACCGCTGGCGGTCCACGATTGAACCTTCTGCGCATCGAGGAGGAGCTGAGCGCTGTGCATCTCCGCCTGGCGAATACGGTGATCGAGTGCCTGCCATGGCAGGACTGCGTGCGCCGCTACGATCGGCCGGGAACGCTGTTCTACCTCGATCCCCCGTATTGGGAAACGGAGGGTTACGGCGTCGAGTTCCCCTTTGCGGAGTACGAGGCCATGGCCGAGCTGATGCGCTCCTCGGCAGGGCGCTTTGTGGTCTCGATCAACGACCACCCTGAGATCCGTAAAGTGTACGCAGGCTTCGACCTGGTGCCGCTGCAGCTTGACTACACCATCGGCGGCGGGCAGGGGAGAGGGAAGAAGTTCGGAGAGCTGATCATCAAGAGCTGGGACGACAGCCAGGCCACCCTGCTGTAG